ATCTATGGTGACCATCAATTACATAACCATCACGACTGACAAAGATTGCCTCTCCTGCTGGATCAAAATCAGGATTGTCCATCATCCCTGCAACTTTTTCACCAACTAGTTCATTCTGTGATGCCTTCAGAGTTGATGCAAGAACAGTTCTTTCTTCAACACCAACACCCAGACCCGTCATGTGCTCAACAAATGCGTTAGTCCCATCAACTTCACCTTTTGAGTTTTTAGGCATTGAATCAGCCGGTGAACCAGCCTCAGGAGAACCACTGAATTGAGGCATCTTTTTTCTAGGTATCCCCTTTGATTCACCACAGAACAAGTTTGTTCCAGGAACAGAAACCTGACAAAGGTCATAATCTGGTGCTTTTCCTCCAGACGCCTTTGCTTCTTTTGCCATTTTAGAAAGTTCACCCAACAATGTATGCGCGTCCTGTTGCGACTCAACAACTGCTATTTCGTTATTATCAATAACACTTAACGCTTCCTGAGGTGTGGATACATTTACTTCTGGTCGGCCCTCAACAAATACCTCTTCTTTTTTCTGTGGTTCTAACCCTGGAGCAATACGGGAAAGAGCAACTAGTGATCCAAGAAAGTGACGAGCAGAATCAATATCGCCAGCTGATTCAGTAGAACCAAAAATATTTTGATGAGCAACAGCACCAAGCTCTTTAGCCATCATTCCTCTTGGACTTGCAGAACTTGCTTGCAGTAGACCCTGCGCAGAAACATTTTCCCCTCCTTCAAACTGGGCCTCTAAAGCGGATAGTCTTTCTGGGTATGCACCACCATAAACTTTGCCTTGATACATGTTGTCAAAATCATCTTCGTAGGCAACTTCTCCATCTTTGTAACTATTATTTGGAAGCAAAGCAGAAAGTTGCTTAGGCTCAGATTCTGGATCAACTCTTAGGCTTGTTCTACTTGCAACATGACGGTAAGAAAGTTCATCTTCACGCGGTTCAACATCCTGATAACCATGAAAAAGTTCATGTCCAAAAACATCCTCAAATCCGCCCCATAAACCGTTCGGTGTGGGGGATTCACTGGAACTAGGACTCATGTTTATCCCAATGACATATCCTCCATCTTTGAGACCAAAAGTGCAATTGGAACGCTTTTTGTTTCCATCTTTATCAATATTTATATGTAATTTTATTCCTTGTTTTTCTAGATCATCCCAGAAGTATCTAGGAATTGTATCCAATATGGGTGTTATGGATTCCATTACATTTTTGTAGTCGGAAGATCCTGGTTCAAGAAGATCATCTCTGTTAAAGACCCGCCCCATTAAACTAACATCATCTTTTCTTATTTCAATAAGCGAAGCCGCTTGCTCTGGTGAACCAGGACCCATCATGATTCCAGCATCACGCAAAGACTGAACAAATATTATTCTTTTTCCTACAGCAAAATCACTTTTGGCTTTTTCTACGGCAAGATTTCCATCTTCATTTTTGGCTTGTCTAAACTCATTATTATTACTTAGCGTTTTTGCTGTGAAGTCAATTACCGCGCTAAGGACTTCTTCTGGAGGATGGCTTGCTCCATCAGTACTACCAACAAATTCAAATACTGGAACATCACCAGTGTCGTCGGCAAGTTTGTCGCTATTCATATTTAGCGCCACTCTGAAAGTATAGGCAACCTGTGCTCCACCGCCACGTTCGCGAGAAATCATAGGTATGGTTAATTCTGCTAGAGCAATGTCTGGTTTGTCGTCCATTCGTCCGGTAAATACCAAGTGCTTGCTTTTAATAAATAGCGGGAATTCAACAGCTAATTCGTCGGCTATTTTTGTTTTATTATCTTGCCACTTTTTAAATGCAGCGGCGCTTTCTCCCAAATGTTTCTCAACCTTATAAACATCGGATAGATATTCCTGCAAAACAGCCAACCTCTGTGAAGACGCATCTAAAATATCATCACCTAGTGCTCTAATGGTCTGCTCTGCTAGTAGTTCATCGTTTGATACTTGAAGGGGGGATGCAGTTGGGTTATCAATAGAAGAAGCTTTAAAAAAATCTTTTCCTACAGATGCGATATCAACAATTCTTTCTGACATTCTTTCACGAGGAGTTTTAGATGGATCACTCACGAAATCTTTAGTATTGCGTATTCTTCTATTTTCTTTATCAAGTTTTGTCTTGCCACCAACAGCCAGAGCAGCCAATTGTCGTTCTTCCAAAGACATCTGCTGAACTTTTTTTACAGCCGTAGCCATAGATTCTGGATTACTAGCAATTCCTAAATCAGTCAAAATAGCATCTACTGCAATTATGTCACTTTGAAGCCCTATGTCGTCTCCGCCAATTTGCTGTGCCATTTCAACGCCAGCACTGAGTGCGGTTCTTACACTTGGTGCACCACAGTTAGACAACTGAACATCAGTAAACTGGTTTGCGTTGGGTGTTCCTGGTGGACACCGCAACTTGCCGTTTGCGTCTGGTATTGCACCAGCACGAATAGCAGCTCTTATTCCAACACTTGGAACAGCATCATTTTCTCGTATGGTTCGCCCAAGGAAGCCCTTGGATGCAAAACGAATGGTGTGAAAGTCAGCAGTATCTTGAAGGGATTTTATGCGCTGGTTAGCGTCAAAGTTATTATTTTGTCCCATTCCGGAACTCCCCGGTTGGTTTACTTATCCTCTGATGCTTTTTCAGCTACGACTGTAGCTTCTTCTGCTTCTTCAGATTCGTTGTCGTCCTTGTTTGAACGACGCTTGCGAACAGCTTTTGCTTCTTCAACAATCAGTTCATCAGTAACTTCAACAAGCGACTCAATAGGAGCCACCACTTCAGCAACTGCTGGAGCTACGGCGACTACTTCTGGTGCTACAAATCCAGAACTATCTGGTTGGCGTACTTTTGGTGCCATGATTATGCCTCAATATCTGTTTCGGTTGCAAGCATCTCAAACTCCAGCAGACTGCTTAGGAATTCTGTTGCTTCAATATCTTCTGCTGATTTTTCTTCAGCTTCTTCAGTAGTGTCTTCAAGAGATTCTGCCTCTTCGTTCGCCATCTTCCAACTCTCAGGAATCATGTCTTCCTTACCGAGTTCCATGGCGCGCTTCTTGCAATGCATTTTGACTTCATCAGGATTGGAAGCCCGACCAACAGCCATGATTGCATTCTTCAAGTCTTCTTCATCCTTGATTGGATAAGAACCATCAGGCATGGCCATTCCGCCCTTAGCCATTTCCATGCGCTCGTCATCGCCATACATTGCCTTCAATGCAAGATCAGCGATTTCTTCATCAATATCTGCTGCTTCTTCAGGCTCGTATTCGTCCCATCCAAGAATTGAACCATCAAGAGATACGAAAACATCATAAGACTTTCCGTCAAGACTGTCAATTTCAACGGCAAAAGCGTCACGGCCTTCAAACATGTCTGCATCAACGCTGATTACATCACCTTCAATAGACTTGGTTGCAATTTCTGCTGCATCAGCAAATGAAATAACCTTGATTCCGTCAATCTCGGCAATCTCGCCAATGACTTTTTCGTTGAGCATGTGCCAACCCATGCATTCGCCAGTTGTTCCATCAAAGAATGCTTCAACTGGTTTTCCATCTTTGCGCTGAACATCAACAACAAACATGTCGGTGCTGTCTGCGTATCCAGAGTCAAGAACTTTACCGCTGAACATGTCTTGTGCTATTCCTTCAATTTCAAGAAGTGACGGCATGTCTTGTTCTGGAGCGCAACCACCTGGGCACTGTGCGCAGACTGTTGCTTGACCTGGGTACATTTTGCGCTCAAAAGCACAAATAAACGCATCATCATCCCAATCAGCAGACTTCATTCCCATGCTTTCAAGACGAGTCTTGCGAGCCTTCTTGCGCTTTGCTACTGGGGTTTCATCCATTTCGTCTTCTGCCATTTCTGCCATTCCTTCAAATTCTGGAACAGGCATCTTGGTTCCCTTGGTGTCGGTATCTGCGGTTACCCATCCATCGGAGTCGTCGTCTGAGACTTCAAGACTCTTAACGTTCTCAGCAGCAGCGCCACATTTTCCACACACGGGTTGTCCAACCTTGTAACCGCATTCGGTTAGTTCAAGATTCTTAGCACACGTGATTGTTCCATCGGCGGCTAGTTTTACGGTCGGTTCATTTGCCATATTATTTTTCTCCTTGTATTGCATTGTTGACGAAACGCAAGTTCTGGGATTTGTACATCCAGCACAAGGCTCCATGCGCTTTTCGCCTGAAACCATGCAATGAAATTTTGATGCGATTTTTGGTAAACCGTTTTGAGAAGTATACGCCATAAGAGTATGTTTCCTTAGTAAGACTCATGCGCTTTATCTGCTGACTTGTATCCATTGATCACATTTCCGATAGCTGATTTAGCATCTTCTGAAAGACTAGTACTAAAATAGATACCGGACTCCCTAACTTCAGAATCAAGTTTGTAGTAATCAACGATTGGTGATATTGCTTCATTAATGCTGTACAGGTGGTCACCTGTTGCTTTAATTCTTATTTCACCAGAAGCCTTCATTTGCATTTCTGGGGCTTGCGCAGCTTCAATTACTGCTGCAATAATTTGCATTGCTTCTTTTAGCTTTCCCATATTTCTGTTGCTAATCATGCGACCAGCTTTGGTATCCATATCGGTTTCAATTGACTTTTGAAGAGAAAGCAAAGCGTTAATCATTCTCATTGCTGGTTTTGGCTTATCGGTTTCATCGCCACCGCACCCGCACCCACTGCCGCTTGATTCGCCGGCTTCACGACCAATATGAACAACTATGGCACCAGTCTCATCTTCACCAGAATGTTCCCAGTTGGAATCATCAGAAAGAAATTTCATCATTTCTGGTTCTTGGTCAATAAATGTTTTGAGTTCGTAAACTGCTGATTTCTCAAATTCTGCATACTCTTCAGGTGACTCAAGACCCTTACCAAAACGAGAATCCATACGGTCGTTCCATTGACGGTCGTTCCAGAGAGAACCGTTAATGCCTTTTTTAATCTTATTACGGCAGTTCTTCATTCCAGGATGATGACATCCCTCATTCGGCCACAGACCCGTTGTTTCGTGGTGTAGCCAAGCACAGATATTATTCAGTGGATACAGTTCTGGGTGGTCAGCAAGAATTACCCGACAACGACGGAAACCGCCCTCTTTGCGCATAATTGGACGCCAATACCTGAGCAGTTGTTCAAGATTGCCTCTACGAGGACCGTAACCTCTTGCTACATCCCCCGTGACTCTTTCTTGTGGTGCATCCACTCCTACGATGTTTGCAATCTGGTTCAATGCATCCGCACCTGGTGCTGCTTTTTCGTCAGTTGACTTTTCACCCATGCATCCACAGCCACATGCTTTTGGTTTGATTTCATCGGGAACGCCAGGCTGATTGAGTTCGTCGCGATACTGTGAAGCAAATGGATTGCTTTGTGGTTTTTTGCCATTTGGCTGTGGCATTACTGCTGGAGCATTGTCATTTTCTGGAATGTACATGATTTCTGGCTTTACCCTCATTGGGTTTCCAAACATGAATTCATCACCATCAAAATGGTAAGTGACACGCATGGTCATCTTTTCGCCTTCATGCATATGGTCAAATATTGCAATGTTTTTATCTGCTGTGCGTAGACGAACTGCGCCACCAAAACGGGTGGCAATTGCTCGTGCAAGGTTTCCGGCTATGCCAGAACTTGGGTTCATTGCTGGAACTCCACCATCTTCTCCACGAGGACCTGCATAATTGTCGGTATCTTCAACGTCGTAGATGCCAGCATTTTTTTCATCTGACTTTATTGAAATGGTTGCAGTCAGTTGGTTTGCGCCATGAAGAACTGGAGAAACTTCGTAAAGTTCAACTTCTTTAAGGATGTTTGCTTGCATTCCTTGGTCATAATCGGCGTTTAGCGTCTTGTATCCAATAGACCATTCTTGTTCTTCACCAAAGAAGGAAACATCGGCAAATGCTTGCTGACCACGATCAGACTTGAGATTGAACTGCACGCGGGCGTAAAGACCACCGATACCAGCACGCTTCATTTTCATTGGAAGGCGTGGGTCGTTAGGGCTTACTTCATAAATCTCAAGAACTTTACCTATTGGTTCGTTCCAGTTATGACCCCACACAACACGAGGCTTACGGCGCTTGAGACTTTCAGTAAAGCAGCCTGGAACACAAATATCGCCAACTGAGTCTTTGTTGCCGATACCAGCAACGAAGCATTCAACAATGCCTTGTGCCTCGTCAATGTTTATTTGACCTGGCATTACTTTGTATTGTGTATCAATTGCTTGCTGAACTGTAGGCATTAAATCTCCCTGTATTCATACAAGAGTAGAACATTTTACAGAGGATCAAAGAAACAAAGGCTAATTATTTTAGTCTTTACTTAAAGTGATTTAGAGGGTTTACTGAAACTATCTAATTCTAAGTCTGCAGCGACAGTTGATTGTAGATCCAATTGGAGCAAGAGGGTCGCCTGGGAATCTAAGCGTTTCGCCGTCAATTACAAATCCTTCGTCCAAATCAACAGTTTTTCCGTGAAGAAGAACATGCTCCCCCCGAACACGACTGTCCTTACGGGTAATCCATGTTTTTTGAGGTGATCCAGCGGACTTTCCAGCAAAATAAATTCCAGCATTGTGTGATGTTTGTGCTTCAAGTTCAGCCATAGTGCGTCTGCGTTTGCCGATCAAGTTAGCAAAAATTGCAATTAGTGCGGCCCTAAGCATGCTGTGCTTGTCTTCGTCATCACCAAGAGCCATTGCAATCATTACTGCTGCGGCAACTTCGTCACGGGTGTTTGTGTTTGCTTTTTGCAGTCTTGCAACTTGTTCAGAGACAATCTGTTCTATATCTGCTTCTTCAACATCAGGAGGCATCCCTGACCTTTGTGAACTCAACACAACGGCGTCCATGCCAGCAGATTTAAGAACGGGATAGATGTCTTCGGCAAGTTGTTTGTCCCAAACTTCTTTGTCAAAAATTGCATCAACTGAAAGATTCTTTTGAATCAATGCTTTTCCTGATTTCGTTCCAGAAGCTTTTTCTAGAACAACACGCTGTTGACGTTCAAAAAGTCTTTCAAGGGCACGGTCAAGTATTTCAACCCACCTATCGGAGTCTTGTTCTTCTTTTGTGTCCCAATCGTCGTTAATCATTTCGTAATCAGCAGATTTCGTCATGAGTTCAGAAGAGGAACCAGAGAGCATGCCGTCGGGAGCCGGAGGAGTTGCCGTCTGCATACCCGCAGGAGCGCCATCAGGTGCCGTAGTCGGCATTGGTGGAGTTGTGCCCATTGGTGGTAGTTCAGGCGTTGGAGCCTGCCCTGCGGTGTCTGTTAGTGATCCTGGAACGACTCCTGGCATTCCCGGAGGAGCACCAGCCGCGGCCATATCAACAGGTTGCTGTTCTTCTGGCTTAAATGGTTTTTCAGTATTGGCAATCGGGGTCAAGTTAGGGTTAGCCAAAAGACTGTCAGCCAATTCTGAATCAACTTTCTTTTTGCCTGTTCCGTCACGATATTCGTTGACACTGATAAGACCCTGTTGATACTCGTCCATCAAGTAGCGCGCACGTTCCTGCTTTGCCATGATGAGGATAGGAACGCTTCCCGTATCAAAATCAATATAATACTTTTCATCAAGATCATCCAAAGCACGAGCAAGAGGTTCAAGGTGTGGAAGCATTGTTTCCAACCAAAAGACTCGCAGTTCTTCTGATGCGTTAGAAAAAGTACGCCCTGCAGCGTTTCCGATAACTGATTCAGGTACACCAAACGCAGAAAGTATTTCTTCTTTTTGGATTTGACGCATTTGCGTGTAGGCAGCATCTCGTGGCGAGGCTGAAGTGTCAATATAATCAACACCATCTTCTGATGCGATAACCGTAGTTGAGCCAGTACGACTCAAGTTTCCTCTAAACCTGTTACGCAACTCTTCCTTGTCGTCGTCTTCCATTTCACCACGAACAACAAGAAGTCCACCCGGACGGCCGTCATTGAGCAAATAGTTGCGGTTATAGAGTTTTGATAAGTTTTCTAACTCAATCGCAATTCCTGCCGCCTCCATTGGAGTAATAGAAAGATAAGGATCAAGAGGGTGTGGTCTACGAATCCAAATAACATCACTTGGTTTTAGAATGACTTTGGTTCCATTACGCATATCAACTTCATATCCAGAAACGAATGTCTTGGGATCAGGAATTGGGGCGGTGTGTTGAGGCGGAAGAAGATGAAGGGCGATAATTTGACCGTCACGCCCTCTTACTTTTTCAATAAACACGCCTCTTGAACTCATTAAAAGCTGAGAAGAAACTCTATAGCGGAATATGAAGGAGTTTTCTCCCATATTGGCTTTTGAGTTAAGAATATCTAAAAGCGGATTGTTTTTATTAACAACTTGACCAGTAGGTGAATTGTCTTTACGCAAAATCATCGGCAGTCTGGCTTGGTTTCCAGCAATTGCATCAATACAACGGAAAACCCAAGTTACCTTTTGGACACCTTCACGGTATGCGCGCTCAATATCCCACGAATCCTTGTATGGCTTTCCCGCCATGCCAGCATTGAAAGCAACAGGTGCTCCTACATTAAGAATTGACTTTTGTTGCACACCTTGCAGTGATTTTTCATTAAACGAATTCCACGCCATTATTCACGTCCCAACAGGTATCCGTAGACGCCCGAACAAAGCCCTATGGTTATAAGTCCATAAGGCAATTCTATTAGTGCTGCACCAGTTCCAGTAAAAAGTATAAAAGAAATCATTAATAAGTGAGCATTGCTTTGGCGCATTAAAAACCGTTGGAGCAAATCTTTTATTTTCATGTGTATGTACCTTAGCGCAGTTACTTTCCAATAGTACAGTACATACAGCAAGAAGAAAGCATTATTATGCCCGACTGGAACAAAGTATTAGAATATTTGCAACCGAAGGAGCCTTTATTCTGTCCTGAAGAACCATCAATAACACAAAAGGTTTTCCTACGTACTTACGCAATGGAAGCTCTTTTTGGTGGCGCTGCCGGTGGTGGGAAGTCGTCTGCGTTGTTGATGGCCGCAATGCAATATGTAGATGTACCCAATTACTCTGCAATTCTTTTCAGACGCACCTATGCCGACTTAGCACTTCCTGGTGCTCTCATGGACAGATTCAAAACATGGATTGGCGGACAGGATGAAATTCACTGGAACGCAAACTCTTATGTTGCGACATTTCCGTCTGGTGCAAGAATCTCGTTTGGATATCTAAACAACACGAACGACTATCTTCGTTATAAGGGTTCGGAGTTTCAGTTTATCGGCATGGATGAGGTCACTGAAATTCGTGAATCCGACTACAGATACTTGTTCTCTCGTCTTCGTCGCCCTGCAACGGGCCCTCTTTCTCAGGTTCCTTTAAGAATGAGATCCGCTTCAAACCCTGCACCTAATTGGGTTAGGCAGAGATTTATTGTGGAAGGAAAGGAAACTGGAAGAATTTTTGTTCCTTCTCTTCTGACTGATAACCCTGGAATTGACGCTGATTCCTACCGACAGGCGCTGACTGCTCTTGACCCCGTAGAGCGTCGCCGGCTTGAGATGGGTGATTGGTGGTCAACCACTTTGGGAACTATGTTTGATAGGACAAACTTTACAATTATAGATTCCACAGAAGTGCCAAATGTCACATCAGCAGCACGGGCAGTCCGGTTTTGGGACCTTGCAGCCACCGAACCATCTCATTCAAACCCTAACCCAGACTGGACCGTAGGGACATTGATGATTTTTGATCAGGGAATTGCCTACGTTCTGGATGTCCGCAAAATACGGGCAAAAGGTGAAAAAGTAGAGGCTTTGATTGCCCAAACGGCAGCTGAAGATGGACGAATGGTGGCTATCAGAATTGAGCAAGAACCAGGTTCAAGCGGAAAAGCCCTAATTGACCAATATGCGAGATATGTGCTCCCAGGATATGATTTATCTGGAATCAGAGCGACTGGCGATAAAGTGACCAGAGCAAGACCTTTCAGTGCTGCGGTAGCAAATGGCAATGTGCGGATTGTTCGGGCACCTTGGCTAACTGATTGGTTGGATGAAATGGCATCATTTCCTGAGGCTTGCGACCACGATGACCAAGTTGACTCTGCTGTGGGTGCGTTCACTCATTTGGCTGGCCTGGGGTTGCCTCAGCGCCGTCGTGCCAGTATCATAATGTGACAACTAATATTCTATTTATATATTGAAAGGTTCAAAATGGCCTCTATTAACGACCTGTTTTCCGAATTAATGAAAACAGTCATGGACGCGGAAGATCAGTTAAATGACTTCCTTGCCCAGAATCCATCCCCTGAAGAACTGGCCGATGCCGTAGTTGCTTTGCATTCTATGAAAAATGCGTTTAGTGACGTTTATGGAATGTTTTCAGCACAAGTGATGACCACGCTGCAAAAAGCCAACATTGAAGAAATGGATGCGCATGGTGGAAAGATTGAAATTAAAACATCTTCAGATAGAAAGAAATGGGATCACGACAAACTGATTAACGAAGTCGGGCGTCGTCTTATTCAATCATCGGTTGACATGAGTACTGGAGAAGTGGTACTGTCAACGGAAGACCTCTTAAAAAAGGTTTTGGACTACATACAACCGTCGTATTGGCGGGTTAAAGAACTATCAAAAATAGGTATAAACGCAGATAATTACTGTGAAGTAGGCGACTACAAAACAAGCATTATTGTTAGAAAGGCAAAATAAATGTTAGCAAATACATATCAAAACCTCTACGAGCCATTCGCTCCCGAAGTAGAAAAAACCCTTAGCAAAGGCGGAGCAAGACTTACTTACATTCCAGTAAGCGAAGTGATTACTCGTCTTAACAAAGTTCTTGGACTTGACTCATGGTCATTCAACATTTTGTCATGCTCTCGTGACGCAATTGATCCCGATTACATCGTTGCCCATGTTCGCCTTATGTGGCACACAGATGCAACTCGTCCAGATTCGTGCATTATCCGCGATGGATTCGGTGGTCAAAAGATTAAGCGCACAAAAACCGGCGACATTGTTGACCTTGGTGACGAAATGAAGGGTGCTGTTTCTGATGCACTCAAGAAGGCCGCACAAACGCTTGGTGTTGGTCTTTATCTTGCTCGCAGTGAAGAAGCGCTGAGCGCCGAAGAGCCACCAGAACCAGTAATTGATTCAGCCATTGTGGAACTATGGGACAACTTTGTTCAAGTATCAAAAGGTCTTGACACAGCAGGAAAAACACAACTTGGAAGTTTCTGGAAAACATACGCTGGTTCTCGTCCGAAGCCAACAAAACAAAC